TTACAGCAGCAGGTAATAGCAATAGTTTTGGAGCCACAACGGTAACTAGTAATTTAACAACTAATGGTGTTTTAACAATTCAAAATGCAGCACCTTATATACAGTGGAAAAATGTAGCAGGAACAAGATTAAGCTACATACAACACAATGCTACTAATTTAGTTATGTCTGCGGATACGGGGCAAATACAGCTTGATACCGCTGCTAATAACGATATATTAATAAACCCAGGTGGTACTGGCAAAGTCGGGATCGGGACTACTATTCCTAGTTATAAACTAACTGTATCAGGTGGTATACAAGCTGGTGGAAAAGTTACGTATACAAAATCATATGGTAGTTTAGATACAACAGGAAATGCAGTTGCAGGTTTAACAACCAGTACTAATGGTCAATCTGCAGGTTTTACATTTACATGCTTTGGCCACTCTGGGGGGTATCAAAAAATAGTCTATAGTTGTTATAACGGTGGAGGCAATTGGTACGCGAGCAAGGTTATAGACGAAGGAACAAATCAATTAGATGTAGTAGCGTCAGCAAATAGTACAACAATTACGTTTACGTTTAAATCTATATCAGGAACTATGAGTTACACTCCACGAGTTACAGTAGAAGCAGTAGGAACAGCAATTAATTCAACTTACGCATAAGACATGGCAGAAATTAAAAAAATATGTACAGAGTTACAATTACTAGATAAGTTTTTAGATACAAGTGGTAGCGCAGGGTCTTCTGGAAGTGTACTAACTTCTACTTCTACGGGTACAAGCTGGGTATCCGCAGGAACTCCAGGAACAGGTGTTTACTTACCACTTGCTGGTGGGACGATGACTGGTGTGACTCAATTTAATGATCACACACAACACGGAGATCAAGTATTGGCAAAATGGGGCGCTAGCAATGATTTAACAATTCAGCATAACGGAACAAATAGCAGTATTGCAAATACAGTAGGTAATCTATACATTAGTAACCACGCGGATGATAAAGATATAATATTTGAATCCGATAATGGCACTGGAGCTTCAGTATCTTATTTAACTTTAGACGGAAGCACCACACACGCTTACTTTTCAAACCCAGGCAACGTCGGTATCGGAACAACTAATCCTAGAGATACTTTAGAAATTGAAGGAAATATGCGATTTGTTGAGGGTGAAGATCATTTAATGATAAAACCAAACCATACTATTTTTGGAGCAGACTTTATAGTTGGAGACGGAGTTGCTGCTACTGACACACCAGTAATGTCTTTAAATGGATTATATGGCGGACAAGTAACTATACAAACTCAAGGTAATACAATTGCTGATAAAACAGTTCTTGACGTACAAGGAACACAAGGTCAGCTATTCTCAGTTACAGATGATTTATCTGGTGATATATTCTCAGTTGCTGACATATCTGGTGTACCTATAATGAATGTTAACTCTGATGGTACTTCGTATTTTGATGGTGACGTCGGGATCGGTACGAATAGTCCTGGAGCCTTATTAGATGTTGATGGTGATATTAGAGCAGACCGTTTTGTAGATAGAGGTAATCCTAGTAGTTATTTCATGGATCTAGCTGGTACGTCTAAGACTAATCATTTAAAAGTAAATTCAACTTTTGGTTCTATAAACTTTTCACCCACTAATTATGGTTATGTTTTAGAGCAATCTACCACAAAAGCGAATCCAGTTACATTTAGATTTGATAATGATAGATACAGAATATATAGCTCTAATGGAGAAGCTTTAACTGTTTTAAGAAACAAAAAAGTAGGTATCATTCAGACTAACCCTACACATAATCTAGACGTAACAGGTGACGGTAGGTTTACATCAACAGTTACTGCTACAAACTTTATACTATCATCTGACGAAAGACTAAAAGAAAATGTTGAAAAAATATGTGATAATATAGTTGAAGTAGATTGGAAAACTTTTGAATTAAAAACAGAAAAAGGGCAAAAGAGATACGGTGTTATTGCACAAGAGTTAGAAAAGACTAACCCTGAGTTTGTAAGAGAAGACAGTCAAGGGTTTAAGTCAGTCGCTTATATAGATTTACTAATTGCTAAAATTGATGAGTTAGAAGCAAGATTAGAAAAACTAGAAAAATAATGGCAGTACCTAATACAACTACTTTTACTTTACAAGATGTTATAACTGAAATGAATTTAGGTATTGGAGAGGGCTTACAGGAATGCTTTGACGATGCTGATGACTCAGAATTTGACACCAACTATAACCCTAACAGCGATGGTCTTGATAATAATCTTTTAAATTGGAGAAACTACGGAGGTTCTAGTAGTTGGGTGTTGGCTGATATTTCTGAGAATTCTAATTCACCAGCAACTTTATCATCTAGTATTTTTTGGGGTTCTGATTTTGTTATGGTTCCTATTTTTGTAGATCAAGGAGGTACTAGACTTTATATAAAAGACCACTTTGAAGGTAAAATAATACAAGCATCAATAGCTACAGCTAATGATATATCTTCTACTATTGCTTATGTTGCAAAATCACCAGCTTATTTTACTTTTTATGATGATTCAATAACATTTTCTAGCGACGGTAGTAAAATGTTTAAAGGTAATGTAGGAAGTCTTGGACAGTACAGTTTATCTACACCTTGGGATATAACTACTGTAAGTAGCTCCTCTAGTTCCTCTGTTGATACACCTGCCTCTTCTAGCTATGGCGGGTTTGCTTTTAACGCGGCGGGAACTACATTATATTCCTCGTACAAGGGGCCAGGTGGCGGTAACCAAGACGTGTATACAGCTTATTGGACGTTAAGTACTGCATTTGATCTATCTACAGCTTCATCTAGAACAGATATTGACGTTACAAGCGTTATAACTAGCGGTATAACTCTTTCTACTACTAACTTGCTAGATAGCGCAGTTGATGGTGATGATATAATATTGATTGGGGGTTCAGGTTACACGTACGCTTTCAAAAATGGCGTTGCAGTTGCGGATTATTATGGTAAAGACTCATCTCCAGGTGGTATATTTAGCTCAAGTATAAATAAAAATTATATATATTATCTAATAAGAACAGGAACCAACCCTAACTATGTATGGAAATTAGTACAATATAACACAAATCTATAAGCAACCAAAATTTTAAACAAAAATTATGACAACTTACAGTTGGAATTGCAAAACAGTAGATTGCTATTCAGAACAACACAACGTATATGTCAATTTAAATGTATAATTAAAATTTGTATATTTGTAAAAGTTAATTAATAAAAAAAAACAATGGCAATTATTTACAAGTGGGACATCCCAGCAATGAATGCTCACATTCAATCAGAAGGTCAAGAAAATGTAATTTACACAGTACACTACAGATACACGGGATCTGAAGAGTCTGGAGGTAAAACGTATTCGTCAACTAATATTGGAACTCAAAGCTACACGTATGCAGCAGGTGATTCTTTTACTCCGTATAAAGATACTGAAGATTTTCAGAATATAGTAATTGGATGGTTAGAAGATTCTTTAGATGTAGAGCAAATGCAGGCTAGCATAGCTGCAAGCATAGAGTCTCAAATTACACCAGTAAACGAAGACTTGTATTTCACATGGCAAAATCCACAGCCACCTACGGTAGAAGAAGAAGTGGAAGATGTAGTAGAAGATGTAGTAGAAGAAGAAGAATCTGAAAGTACTTCTGGAGGCGAATAATACATTATTTAAAATATAGTAAATTAATAATTAAATTCAATAAAATGTCAAAAATTACAGATGAGCAATTAAAACAATTGCAAGAACAGGTTAACACTATTAACCAAAATCAATTACAAATTGGTAATTTAGAAGTTCAAAAACATACATTAGTTCATAATGGTGTTGAATTACAGAATCAACTTAGAGTTATTCAAGATGAACTTGAGAAGGAATACGGTAAAGTTACCGTAAATATTTCTACAGGGGAGTACGAAGAAATTAAAGAAGAAGAATCTAAGTAGTATGGAAATCCGTAAAATATCTATAGGTACAGACTATAAGTCTAGCGCCATGCACTACATTGTAGGGCAGGAGGTGTTGAGCGGTAATTACAATATATTTTTAATAGAGTACAACACAGACCAAGAATCTTACATTATATATATAAAAAGGAAAGATGAAGTTGTTCCATGGAAGTCCTTTAATAAAAATGTTCCTGTTTGCGTAGAGTATAACATAAACTTTTAATGAAATCACCTTTCTTCTTTTTAATTAAACCAAAAGGAAGCGAATATAAAAATACAATAGAGATTGCAGGGGAAACGATTATAATTAATTCCACTGTAGAAAATCACGAAAATGTAAATAGATTCGCCGAGGTAATTGGTGTCCCTAATTATTACAAAGGAGATATAAAGAAAGGAGATATTATTGTTGTTCACCATAATGTATTTAGAATATATTATGATATGAAAGGGAGACCCAGAAAGTCTCCCAATTTCTTTAAAGATAATATCTATTTTATAGATCCAAGTCAATTTTACCTATATCATAATGGAGAGAAATGGAATTCAGTAGATGATTTTTGTTTTGTTAAACCTATATCCATTGAGAACAAATACCTTCACCAAGAAGGTCATGAAGAAAACACAGGTATTGTTGTGTACTCAAACAACTCTCTGAGGGGTATGGGTGTTGAAGAAGATTCCAAAATAAACTTTAGTAAGGACAGTGAGTATAAATTTGTTGTAAATAACGAGACTTTATACAGAATGAGGACTAAAGATGTGTGTACAATTTTAAGTTAAATTTATGAATAGAAAAGAAAGACCAGTTTATACTGGTGTATTAAAGTATTTTCCTTTGGCTATACTAGAGGTGTCAAGAGTTTCTTTAGCTGGAAATAAACAACACCATCCAGACAAACCTCTTCATTGGGATAGAAATAAGTCTAATGATGATTTTGATGCTTTAGCTAGGCATTTAATAGACGCAGGGACTATTGATGATGACGGTATTCGTCATACTGCAAAGGTGGCCTGGAGGGCTTTAGCAGCATTACAAAAAGAATTAGAAGATGAAGGACACAAATGAAATAAAAAAAAGAATAATACAGGCAGGTCATGATGCGGTAAATGAACTAATAAATGTAGCGAAAGAAAAAATTGTTACAGGGACAGAAGATGATGTATCTGCGGATAGGTTAAAGAATGCGGCAGCAACAAAAAAGCTAGCTATATTTGATGCGTTTGAAATATTGTCTAGAATAGAGCAAGAAAAAAGTTATATTGAAAATAAGCCTATTAAAGATGAAAAAGAAAGCTTTAGTGGTTTTGCTGAAAGAAGATCTAAGTAATGTACAAACAAACGCTATACTCTGTAGTAAAAAACATTATACCTGAAAAGGTGTTAAAAGAACGCAATAGAAAAAAATTGTGGTCATATGGGTATAATAAAGAGTATGATATTGTTATTATTAGTAAGACAGGAGAAATAGGTGAGATTTATTGTATTCAAGGCCTGATTATTGCATTACCAAAAGCGTCTAGTGTTGAAAATACAAAAAAGTGGACTAGAAAAGATTATCCAAAAGAACTCAAGACAATAAAGAGTATATTTGACTGGAGAGATTTACCAGATGATTTTAAAATAAAGTGGCATAAATACATAGATAGTGAATTTAAAAAGCGTGAAGAGGGTTATTGGTTTAAAAATAAAGGCGTTAGCACTTATATTACTGGCACTCATTACATGTACTTGCAGTGGACTAAAATTGACATTGGGAACCCAGAGTTTAGGGAAGCAAACAGATTATTCTTTATATTCTGGGAAGCTTGTAAAGCAGACAAACGATGTTATGGAATGTGCTATCTCAAGAATAGACGTTCAGGTTTTTCGTTTATGGCATCCGCAGAGACGGTTAATTTGGCAACCATATCTTCCGATTCACGATATGGGATACTGTCCAAATCTGGAGCCGATGCGAAAAAGATGTTCACAGATAAAGTGGTACCAATTTCAATCAATTATCCATTCTTTTTCAGACCAATACAGGACGGTATGGATAGACCGAAAACAGAACTTGCCTACAGGGTTCCCGCATCAAAATTTACCAGAAAGAGATTCGATTCAAAAGATAGACCTCAAGAAATGGAAGGATTGGACACCACAATCGACTGGAAAAATACAGGGGATAACTCCTATGATGGAGAGAAGCTTTCCCTCCTCGTCCACGATGAAGCGGGTAAATGGGAAAAACCAGAAAACATCCTCAACAACTGGAGGGTTACAAAAACAACATTAAGATTAGGTTCTAGAATTATAGGTAAGTGTATGATGGGTTCAACATCAAATGCACTTGATAAAGGTGGAGAAAACTTTAAAAAACTATATTATAATTCAGACGTAACACAAAGAAATAAAAACGGGCAAACTCAGTCAGGTTTATATAGTTTATTTATTCCTATGGAGTGGAACTTCGAGGGATTTATAGATGAATATGGGCATCCTGTATTTGAAACACCTACTAAAGAAATAAAAAACTCTTATGGAGACACTATAGATATAGGTGTTTTAGATAGTTGGGATAATGAAGTTGAGGGGTTGAAGAATGATGCTGATGCTTTGAATGAATTTTACAGACAATTTCCTAAAACAGAGTCACATGCATTTAGAGATGAATCTAAAAACACTCTATTTAATCTTACAAAGATATACGAACAAATAGATTACAATGACTCTCTTGCAATAAAAACAAATATATTTAGAGGTAATTTTTATTGGAAAAACGGAGAAAGAGATACTGAGGTTGTTTGGGCTCCAGACAACAAAGGAAGGTTTTTTACATCATGGATTCCATCTTCATCAATAATGAATAACGTGATTGTGAAAGGCTCTAAAAGGTTTCCAGGCAATATACATATGGGTTCTTTTGGTTGTGATAGTTATGATATATCAGGGACTGTAGGAGGTGGAGGATCTAAAGGATCTTTACACGGAATGACTAAATTCCATATGGATGATGGACCAACTAATATGTTTTTTCTAGAATACATATCAAGACCACCAACAGCAGAGATATTCTATGAAGATGTTCTTATGGCTTTGCATTTTTATGGTATGCCTATTTTAGTAGAGAACAACAAACCAAGGCTTTTGTATTATTTAAAAGAAAGAGGTTATAGAGCTTTTTCTTTGAACAGACCAGATAAACATAAAAATATACTTTCAAAATCAGAAAGAGAATTAGGAGGGATACCTTCTTCAACAGCGGTAATATCAGTTCATGCTGAAGCTATTGAGAGCTATATAGAAAACAGTGTGGGAATCATAACTAATCAAGAAGATGTGGATTTTGGTTCTTGCGGAAATATGTTTTTCAACAGGACTTTGTTAGATTGGTCAAACTATGATATTAACAATAGAACAAGATTTGATGCAACTGTTAGTTCGGGTTTTGCTATTATGGCAAATCAAAGCAACAAGAACAGGGAAGTCAAAAAACGTAATCAAATAAATATTAACTTTGCAAAATACAGTAACAAAGGTTTTGTTAGTGAAATTATTACATAGATATGATAAATAACCCAAAGTTTACTTCTGGAGTAGGTTTTCCTAATCAATTTGCTTCAGACTTAGAGAAAGAAACGTTGGAGTACGGTCTTCGTGTAGGTCAAGCAATTGAATCAGAATGGTTCTCAAGAGATCACGGAACTTCTTTATATGGAGAGATGAGGTCAGAGTATTTGACAAGGAGGCTTTATGCCAGGGCTGAACAGCCAGTAGAGAAATACAAAAATGAATTATCTGTAAATGGAGACTTGTCTTATCTTAATTTAGATTGGACTCCTGTTGCTATTATTCCCAAATATGTTGATGTAGTAGTAAATGGTATTTCAAACAGGCTTTACGATGTAAAGGTAGAGGCTGTAGATTCATACTCTAGTGAAATGAGGGAATCGTTTAGGAAAGAAATGGAAGCTGATATGGTTGCTTATAAACCATTAAAGACTTTAAAAGAACAAACTGGAGTAGATGTTTTTAATTTTAGTGAAGAAGAATTGCCTAGATCTGAAGAAGAATTAGGTCTTTACATGAAATTAAAATATAAACAAGGCATTGAGATTGCTGAAGAAACAGCTATAAACTCTATACTTGAATTAAACGATTACGATGAGTTATCTAAAAGAGTTACTGAGGACAATGTAGTTTTAGGTATTTCCGCAATGAAACACAGTTTTGATGTTCACGATGGAGTGAATATTGAGTATGTTGATCCTGTTAACTTAATATATTCTCCAACAGAAGATCCTTCTTTTAAAGATTGTTATTATTACGGGGAAGTAAAAAACGTACACATTACTGAATTAAAAAAAATAAATCCTGATTTATCACAAGAAGAACTAGAAGAGCTTTCTAAGATGGCTAGTAGATTTGATGGGTATAAGACTACTTTAAATCAATCTACTCAAAGTGGTTTAGATAAGTCTAATGTGTCTTTACTTTATTTTTGTTATAAAACAGATAAAGACGTAGTTTATAAAATTAAAAAAACAGATACAGGAGGAGAAAGACCTATCAAAAAAGACTCTTCTTTTAATCCAGAGGAAAGCGAAAGATTTGTAAAAGCATCTAGAAGAATAGATGTTTGGTATGAAGGAGTAATGGTTCTTGGAACGAATAAGTTGATTAAGTGGGAGTTGATGAAGAATATGGTTAGACCTAAGTCTGCTTTTCAAAAAACAGTAGCTCCATACTTACTTTCTGCACCAAAAATGACTAAAGGTAAAGTTGATTCTTTAGTAAAAAGAATGATTCCTTTTGCAGATCAAATACAATTAGTTCATTTAAAACTACAACAAGTAGTATCAAAGATGATTCCTGATGGTGTTTTTATAGATGCAGATGGGCTTAATAGTGTTGATTTAGGTAATGGTGCATCATACAATCCTTCAGAAGCTTTATCAATGTACTTCCAGACAGGTAGTGTTATTGGTAGGAGTTATACTGAGGATGGAGAGTATAACAATGCTAGAGTACCTATACAGGAATTAACAAGTAGCGGGTCTAACGCGAAAATATCTAGTTTGATTAATATGTACAACTATCAGCTCAACATGATTAGAGCTGCAACAGGTATTAACGAGGCAAGAGACGGAAGTACTCCTGACAAATACTCTTTAGTAGGTATACAAAAATTAGCCGCTTTAAACAGCAATACAGCTACTAGACATATAGTTCAATCAAACATAAACATTACTAGAAATCTTTGTACTGCTTTATCATACAGGATATCTGACATATTAAAATATTCTAATTTTAGCGAGGATTTTGCCAAAATGATTGGTAAAAACAACTTTCAAATAATTACTGAAATACAAAACCTTCACTTGCATGACTTTGGTATCTATATAGAACTTGAGCCAGATGAAGAAGAAAAACAACTTCTAGAACAAAACATTCAAATATCTCTACAGTCTCAAAAAATAGATTTAGATGATGCTATAGATATTAGAATGGTTAAGAATCTAAATTTAGCCAATATGTTACTCAAGGTTAGAAAATCTAGAAAACAGGAAATGGATTTGGACTTGGAGCAAAAAAGAACTAAAATGCAATCTGATGCAAATGCTCAGTCAGCTCAAGCTGCTGCTCAAGCTAGAACTCAAGAGAACAGTGTTAAGTCTCAATCAGAAGCTCAATTAGCTCAACTAAATAACAAGTTAGAGTTGCAAAAAATGGAAGCAAAAGCTAGACTTGAAAAAGAATTAGAGCAAATGAGATTTCAGCATCAAGTTGAATTAAAGAAGATGGAGATTGAAGGTTACACTAATAGAGAGTCTGTTAAAGAAGATAGAAAAGACAAAAGAACAGAGAAGCAGGCGTCTCAACAAAGTAAAATGATTAATCAAAGAAAAAAAGATTTACCACCTACAGATTTTGAGAGTCAACAGCAAGAGGCTCAAGATCCTATGAGTGGAATGATACAAAAAATGAACCAACAAAACATGTTGTAATTTGTATTACTTTTGTAAAGTATAATTTAATTTAATTTATTATGAGTGATGACACAATTAAGGTAGACCTTACCCAAAAGGGAGGTGATGCCGTTAAAGACAAATCAGCAGATGTTGATTTTAAAGTTGATTTATCTAAGCCTCCAGCAGAAAAGAAAGAGGAAGATAATAAACAAGAGGATAAAAAAGAAGCTGATTTAAAAGATCAGGCTGAAGAAACTGATAAAAAAGAAGTTTCAGAAGAGGATAAAAAAGAAAAATCTACAGAAATCAATTCTGACGAAAAGGAAAAGAAGGAAGTAGAGGAAAAAAAACTTACTAAAGAAGAAATATTAAGCTCGTATTTAACAGATAAATACAAGATTGATGTTGATACTTTAGAAGACGTTCTTTCAAATAAGGATAAAAAAGAAGTTCAAGAGCTTCCTGAAGAAGTTGAGAAATATCTTCAATATAAGAAAGAAACAAAAAGAGGGTTTCAAGATTATATGAAGTTACAACAAGACTTTAATGATGCTGACGAAAACAACTTACTTACTCAATATTATAAAGAAACTAATCCAGGCTTAAATGACGAGGATGTTAATTTTTTAATAGGAGAGAAGTTTGATTATGACGACAATATTGATACTGAGTCTCAGAAGAAGGTTAAGCAACTTGAAAAGAAAAAAGAATTATTTAAAGCTAAAGAGTATTTTAATAATCTAAAGGAAAAATACAA